CCGGCACGCGCGGCGCGATCCCGCAGGGCATCGTCCCAGTGGGCATGACACCTTGCGCAGACGTACCAGGAAAGCTCGTGGTTTTTTTCGATCACCTTCGGGTCTACCTGCTTTCCGCCCTCCCATTTGATACCGTGCACGCTTTTTTTGTCCCCGAACTCCATTACCTGGAAGGCGCCGCACTCCGGGCAGCACACGAAGTAGTCGTAGATAGCGTCGCACTCGTCGCAAAAATCCGACCAGAAAAGATCGCTCTCCATGGCCGGCGATGTCAGGCGCCACAACTTACTCATGTGCAAAAAACGCCGCAAACGCTTGCGCACCAGGTTGGGCGGGGTCGTCTCCTTGTTGGACCACTCGTACTTGCACTCTTCGTCCAGGATGGCGTACGGCAAAGACTTTGCGGCCATGCTGGCGATCGATGATGCCCAGCCGACGTAAATCTTGCGATGGGTCAACTTGATGCGGGCCGAAGAGACATCGTCTTCATAGCCGGTCAGGTACGTGCGCAGCCGCGGCGACTCCTTAAACATGGGCACCAGGCGGTCGGTGATGGTCTCCTTGGAGGTCTTGATATCCGGATAGATGCACAGAAAGTTGCCTGGATAACGGTCCTCGGCGTAACCGATCGCGCACAGCGCCATGGCTGTCTTGGCGCTTTGCGGCACCCAGCAACACATGATCTCGCGCACGCTGGGATGAAACGAGGCATCCAGTATCCCGGCCACGTGGGGCATGTTGATGTTGCGCCAGCGCCCGGGAATGGGAGCGTCGGACGGCAGGTGGATATGCCGCTCGGACCACTCCGACGGCCGCACATACGCCTTTTTGATCAGCGACTTTTTCTCAGGTGCCGAAAACCGTACCCGGTACCGCCGCCCCACGGCCTCATCGCGCATGGCAAGCGGCAGCCAGGCTGCATCGATGGGGATATGGGTTGGCAGATGGAGCATCAGGATAATTCTTCTTTCATTGCTTAGACCAGATTGACGGTTCGTAGGGATTCGTCATTACGAGCCATACGGCAGCAGTTTCGGCATGCTGCCTTTTTCATACGCCACGGCGATCTGCGGCCGCATGTATTCGCCAACGGTCTGGCCATCCGGTAAAACGATATGGGCCATAAACTCGTCCTCAAAAACTGTGATGCCAGTTTCGACAGCCTCCAGCTTAGCCTTGATCACAAGAGCTAAGGCACGCCATCTCTGCCGGCATGCTTGCTCCCAGGCCGCAAAAGCCTTTGATTCGTCGCGCTTATTCCTGCGCCCAGGCGTGAATTGAAATTCCTTGGCGTTTCTGTCCGGCAACTCGACAATGAACCTGATCTGGCGGCCGAGCATCCTGAATCCGATCATTGCCCGGTTTTGGTCCCAGCCAGAAATGAACTGATCTGCTCCGTATTTTTGCAGGATGCGCTCGATCTCGGCCTTCGATCTATCTACCGGCACGCTTGTATTCTCTGCATATGCCATAGGTTCGATCCCCCCTATCGCCTTTTAAAAGTCATTGCGGTCCCTGGCTGTTGTCCGCTTCGGCCTTCTTCCATGTTTTGCCAGTGACCTTAAACTGACAATAGCTTCTATCCAGGCACATCCAGCCATGAGCTAAAACGCATTCGTCGCATGGACGTCCAGGTTTTGATGGTGTGTGCGGCTCCATTAGCATCTTAAATTCCACTCGGACCTCCCTTCTATTCAATTTCTAACCCTACTCTCTGCCGTCGCCAGGCTCTTCCTCAAATTCGTTACGGGCCCTATAAAATATCATCAAAGACAACGGGCAGCTTGCGGCGGAGCTCGGCCAAGAGAGGGTCCATTAGAGCGCGCATCTGCGGGTGTGCTGTTGGAGCGGAGCGCAGCTTTAGGATATGGCGCCATTCTCTGATGTTGGCCTGGACCACGATCTCGGTCTTCAGGGAATTAGGCAGCACTTCACGAGCCTGTTCAGGGCGCCAGCCGTTTCTTACCAGCGCGTTGTAATAGGATTCAGCGGCCTCCATTGCTTCATGCCAACGCATTTTGCACCACATGTCTTCAGCCGCCTCGAACCATACCGGCTTGATGAACTGAATTTCAGACCCGCCATAATTGACGTATCTAGTGCTCTCCTGCGCGAACGAGCAAAGCCGGTGCCTGACCAGCTCATGAGTTACACCGCGATTGGTGATAAATTTCACGATGATCGATCCGAACTCAATCATCGCGTGGTGCCCCCTGGCGATCAACATTTTGACGAACTTTTCGGCGGAATCAGAAGTTATCTTATCCTCCGACTTGTAGCAGGTACGGCCAGCGCGCTCTAATGTTTGCAGAAGGCCCTCTGGTACACTCAAAATCTCATAGGACTGTTCGATAATCTTCATGCTTTTTTCCTTTCGGTATGTTCGCCGTCATCCTCGGCGGCAAAGTGTTTATCGGGGTGATCGCCTTCAACAAACTCGCACTGGCAAAGATTCGCGGCATCCACCAAGTATTCGAGATTTCCGCTATTTTCGTATAATGATACGCGCCGTTTTATGTCTTTACAGCGATCAAACTGAGGCTTTCCAGGGGCACCCAAGCGGCCGTATCTAAGGCCACCCATAAACATGCGGTTTCTGCATAAGCGCTCAAATTCATGGCACCACTCAGTGGCCCGCCACCTGTCCGGGGAAACTTGTTCCGGGAGCGGATCTATGCCAAGCCTTGCATAAACTTTTTCTCGAAGAAGCTCTGTGTTCGTTTTTTTAGACACGCTCGAAATCCCTATCCCTCCCGAGGTTCTCATCAAAAAAGTTTCGTCACCAACTCTATAACGAAACAAACCAGAAGGCCTCCCAAACAGCAAAAACCAACCCAGGCTTCAAAGCGCCTTGCTCTATAGTAATCCATGCTTCGATAGCTCCTTTGACTTTCTGACCGCCTCGTACGTCTTGACTTCCAGCCTGGCCAGCGCCAGCAGGCTGGCCTTGATCTCTTCCGGTGTCTGCTTGTAGCCGTGTTTGTTAAGCCGCAGCAGCTCGGCACGCGATACCAGCATGAGGTTCTCCGGCACGATGTTGGTCTTGTCACCGTCCCGGAAGGCCACCACCATCCCTTTTGGCACCGGCCCGTGGAGCTGCTCCCAAACGTGCACGTGCTTGTGTTTATAGCGCGTCGCAAATCCGGTGTAGGGATTTCTCTCCGCGATCTTGATCAACACAAATCCGTCTTTCGGACAGATGCGCTCGGATCCGAGCGGCTTGCGGTTGGCCGGCGTGTTGCCCTTCTTGAAACTGTGCTCGTTGGCGCCGGTCAGGCCCTGGCCCTTCGTTCCGGCGTTCCAGGGCTTGTGCCCTCGGGGAAAGTGTCCGCTGCGGCCGGAGACGATGCCGCGATTTTTCACAAAGGTCTTTATCTGCTGTACGCTGACGGCGGTCTTGAAGCGGGCATTGAACAGGGCGGCCAGCTCGGCCGCGCTGCGCCCGGCGTAGTTCTCGCGGATGAACCGGGCTTGCTGTTCGGTGAATAGCCTGAGCCTGGAAATCAGGCGATCCTTGGGCGCCCGGCCGCAGCGGATCCTGTGGTTTTTCAGGGTGGCCAGAATGGCCGACACCTGCTTGCGTTTGCCAAAGCGCCGATTGAAGGCCCGCGCAAGCTCGCGGACGTTCATGGTCAGATATCCGTCGCGCAAAAAATCGAGCTGCCCGGGGGTGTATTTAATCTTCTTTTTCATTGTACCCTTCCACCCCCAACATCTTGGCCGGACTTTTGATCATCCCTTCTCTGACAGCCACCTGGGCGTCCAGGGCCAGCCGCGCATTGGCAACGATCTGGGACGCCAGGGTGGTGACGGCCTTGGAGCGCATGATCTCTTCGCGCAGGGCATCGCCCTTGAGTTCTTCGTTCGACAACCGCTCCATCTGGGCGAACATGTGGTCGTTCAGGTCGATCAGCCTGTTTTTCATGCGGCACCTCCGGCCAGGATCTCCTCCGGCACCTTGCCGGCCAGCTCCGCGCCGCTTTCCAGGAATACGCGCACCAGCTCCCCCTTTTTGCAGGCATGAAAACTCTTGCGCCCCAGGGTGTCTTTCAAGAAAGCCTGGGCCGCCGGATCGTCGAAGATGCCCGAAAGCATGCCAAAGCCGATCATTTCCGCAGTGGTTTTCTTGTCCAGATAGTCAGCGCTGATCCGCCACTCGGATAAAAGATCGACGCCCAGCATGTCGCCGATCGTGCGGCGCATGTCGCAGGTGAGATGCGATTTTGAAAGCACCAGCTCGACAATGGCATCGCCCAGATCTTCCCAGATTTCGTTGATATCCATCCGGATGATGCGGGCCAGGGCCTCTTTATAATCGAGCCTGAAATAGCCTTCTTCTTCCGCGCGTTTTCCGCTGATCACATCGGTCAGGCCGTGACGGCCGGCAAACCAGGTTTCGAGCGTTTCACGCGCATGGCACAGCAGCCCAAAAAGCAGCATGCGCAGCATCTTCGGGTCTTTCCAGGGCAGGCCCTCGGTCCGTTCACGGATCTTTTGCTGGTAGAAGATCTCCCTGAAATGCTCTCCGTGCCAGGCCACCCGCGGGGGCTGGACGCTTTGGGTATCCGCTCCGGCCCCGCCGTCCTCTCCAGATGGATTGACGACCGTGCTGCGTTCCAGCCTGGCCCGCTCTTTTTCCAGCTTCTGTTTGCAGGCCGCATCCAGGCAGGCCCGCTCGAAGCGCACATCGCCGGACAAATGGATCACCGTCACGAAGCGTTCGCACTTTTTGCACTGGCCGAACACCTCCCGGGCACTATTGAACGTGCTGTGCGTTTGATACGAAAACGTCTCTTCGAACGAAAAACCGTTGGTGCGGTATTTCTTGCGCAAGGATGATTTGTCCCAGTTAGCCAGCAGCCAGTTGTTCTGGTGCTGCTTAAAGCACTTGGGACTGTCGCAGCGGGACTTGTCGCTCAGATCGATGGCGAACAGCTTTTGCTGCACGTCGGAATTATGGGGGCAGCGCAGGCACCCTTCTTTTTCCAGATCGAAGAATGCGCCCGTCATGGCCGGAGAGGCATTATCGATCCGATCCTTGAGCTCGCGCACGGACAGCGGCCCGCGCCACGAATCACCCTCGATCTTCTTTACCCACTCGTTAACCTCCTGGGCCCCTTTGAGGCGGCACAGCTGCTCCAGATGCCCGTATTTGAGTTTGCCGCCGTCCCAGGCCTCGAGCACCTTTTTGGGCAGGGCCAGCACGCGCACCCGGCGCCGGATATAAGCCGGATGGATGCCGGTGCGCGTGGCCAGCTCCTCGACGGCCTCCGGCCCCTTGCGCTTCAGGTAGAGCTGGAAGTTATTGGCTTCCTCGAGTTCCGTCAGGTCCTCGCGCTGGGCGTTTTCGATGGTGGTGGCGTCAAAGGCCTCATCGTCGGTCATCGGCTTAACGATGGCCGGGATGGTGGCGGCACCTGGTCCGCCGTTTTCACTGGCCACCCGGTAGCGGGCCCGGAAGCGGCGCTCACCGGCCACGATCTCGAACTCGACCAGGCCGCCGTGGTTGGGCCACTCCTTGTTGTCGACCAGCTTGGGGCCATCTGCGATCGGCCGCACCAGGATCGGCTGCAGCACGCCCTTTGCGCGCACCGAGGCCACCAGTTCGTCGAACTTCTGTCCTGAAAAGCGCTTGCGCGTGTTCCAGTGGTTGGGGCAGATCTGGGTCAGGGAGAGATTGCGGAACTCTTCGCTGGATGATGTATTCATGCTCTTGATCCTCCTATGTTGGTTTATCCCGCCATAATCCTTCTCAGTGCCTCGCCGGCGGCCATGCCGGCCGGATCGTCATAGGCCCTGTGGCGATCGTAATAGCGCTCCAGTTCGCGCGCGCGGGAAAGCAGGCGGTCAAAGCCGGCGTGCTTTCCCGTCCCAGGGCGGCAGAAGGTGAGCTGCTCGGTGATCAGCTCCACCATCATGCCCACGGCGTCCATGGGAATGAAGCCGTCCGGAAACACCGTCCCCTCCAGCCGCGACGCCTTTTGCTTCAAGGCTTCCCACTCGTCGAAGGAAAGCTTCTGGCCGGCGGCGTAGATTGCCTGGTAGGCCTGTTTCGCATCGCGCTTCATCCGCTGACGGATGCCGGCCACGGTCTTGTGGTGCGCCTGCCCGGCATGGCGCTGGGCCCAGAGCATCTCCATCAACCCTTCGCAGGTAGCCACAGCCAAAAGCTGCTTATGCGTCGCCATGGATGCCATCGTCGGCCTCCTTGGGTTGCTCCGGTGCGTCCAGGGCGAAGATGCCGCCCTCCAGCTCTTCGTCGATGGCCGGCGGTTCTTCGCCGCCGGACTTGACCACAATCACGCCGATGCCATCCATGTGTCCGAACTCGTTAAACAGGTGATCGCACTCGGTGTAGGCCAAATCCAGAAACAACTGCACCTTGCCGGCATCGCCGCCCACGCGGTGGATCCAGTCCGCGGCGTAGGTGCGCAGCATATGCTTGAAGCCACCCTCCAGGGCCGCCAGCTTGATGGCGATTTCGGCGCGCACGTCGGTCTTGAGCAAGTACTTGCCCCGCTCCCGGTCGTACTCAAAATCCATGCGGGCCCGTTTGGAGCGGATCAGGGCCAGCTCCTCCGCCGCGCGCTCGTCGGCCACCTTGTCGGCCTTGCCATTCTTGCCGGCGATCTTCTTTAGATTTTTGGCGGCATAGGCCAAGGCGTCCGATTCGGTGATCGTGCCGTCGGCCGCAACGATCAGCTTGCCGTCCCGGGCGGCGTTGTAGACCGTTTGCCGCCCGACCTTGTAGCCCTCGGCCTGCAAAAACTTCCAGGCCTCCACGCGATCGGCCAGCACCCTGGTGCCGGGGGCGTCGAAGTATTTTGCGGTCAGCTCGTCAGCCTTGGCCCTCAGCGCCTTTTCGGCAGCCTGCCACTCGGCCAGGCTGGCCTTTGATTTGGCCGACCGGTAAGCCTCGAATTTTTCGCACCAGCCGGTATACAGCTCGTTTAGCGCATCCCGGTCTACTTCTCCGGCGGCTTCGAGCAGCTTGTCTATTTCGGGCTTATCCATTTTCGATGCAATCTTATGCGGTTAACGACATAATTTGAGACGTCCGAGCCTGCGGCCGGTGTATCTGTCAGCGTAATCCAGGGTTTCAGACATCACATGACCGTCTGGGGCCCTTTCCATGCATGCCCGTAATTTTCCGAAATTACACTCCAGGACATCCATCTCAACTTCGACATCCGGCAAATTGTCTATTTTTTTGATTGAAACCTTCTGGATTGTGCATTCTGGGTGCATAACCACCATGACCTTGAAGAGCGAAATCAAATTCGTGAAGCATTCTGCCCTAAACTTAAATGTGCTGTTTTGCCCCATATTCTTACCCTCCGATTTGTGAAAAATTCTTGCCATCGATGACATCTTCCGGATGATCGTGCAGGTACCGCCAGCAGGCCGCATCGAAGAAAACCAGCCTGCTGGCACGCCCGAGAATCTCGTCGTTGCGGAAGCCGCGGCCTGGAAGCAAGGTGGTGCGCTGCGCCGTCGCCCGCACCCGTACCGGGTAACGGGCCAGGATGGCGCCCAGTTCGCGCACCGATGGCGACGCAGGCCGCACGGCACCGCCGGGGTCAGCCGTGGCGGGCTCCTGGGTGTTGATGCCGCTATCGACCGGCGCGGATTCAGGCCGGAGCTCCGTCGGCTGCTCGTTGATAGTCTCCTGCGGGACTCCGTCAGGCGCCGGGTTTTGGGACTCTTCCTGTGCCGGACGGTGACCGCGTGGGGTCATGGCGGCCGGCCCCACGTGCCAGGCCGGTGGCAGTCCGGCCAGGATCCAGGCGCGCAGGTCGACGCCCATCTCGAAGGCCTCCCCGGGGTCCTTGCCATCCGGCACGGGCCAGCGCTCAGCCGTCTGGTAGGTCTGTTTCCAGAAATCCCACCCGGCCTTGCCGGCACTATCGAAGTCCAGGGCCACCAGGATGCAGGCTGCCGCCGACAACATCCGGTGGCAGCCCTCGTCCGGCTTGTTGCTGGAAGAAACCATGGCCACCGCGGAGACCAGATCGCCAGCTACATGGGCCACCAGGGCCGCATCCAGCTTGGTCTCCACCACTACAAACGCCTTTTGCTCATCTCCCGCCACCATGGGCTGCGGCTGGGATCCGGGGACGATGTAGTATTTCTTCTGCCCTTGGGCCGCATCGATGTCGGCTTTCAGACGCCTCACCTGCAGGTGGAACACACTGCCATCGGCGGCAAGCGACGGAATCAGGATCCCGCGGGGGATAAACAGCTTTTTGGGCGTCACCCCATCGTCTTTCAGCACGGTTTCCAGCCCCCAGGCTTCCCGCGGACGGAACACGTTCTGCTCGATCCAGCCCACCCGGAACCTCTCGATCGCCGCGGTATCGATGCCGCGGGCCGCCAGCCATTTGAGCGCCGCAGCCGCCTGGCCGGAGGCCTCCGGCGACAGCAAAGCCTCATGCGCCGCGGCCACCAGCTTTTCGGCCTTCTCGCGCCACAGCTCGGCGGGCGCGGAATGGGGTTTAGGGGTAAATCCGCCGGAAGCCGCCGGTCGCACGCGGGCCGTCCGCGGCGCCAGCGCCTTATCGTCCGCGGAGATCCCCAGGGCGGCGCAGGCCTCCGGGTAGGTTTTGCCCTCGAAGTCCATCAGGTACTGGATGCTGTCGCCGGCCTTGCCGCACCGCCGACACCAGTACCCGCCTGCCCCCCCTCTGTCCTCCGGCCAAACATGGAAACGGTCCGGGGGTCCTGATCGGCTGTCATGGCCGGCATCACCGCACCCCGGGCAGGCGCCGGTGTACTCGCCCCCCTTGGTCGCGGAGGTTCTCTTCAACGCCACATGTCGCTGAGCCAGTTCGAGCACGTTCATCCACTCACCTCATCGCCGGCATCCTGGGGAATTGTCCTGCCAGGACCATCGAGACCGTTACAGGACCGTCTTTTTTAACGGTCCTGCTTTGTAAGCTCTTTATATCTTTTATTATTTTTTCTTTTTAGGACCATAGGACCGTAAAAGAAGGAAAAAATAAAACACTTGGCTTTGGAAAAGTTTTTGAAAAATTAGTTCCAAAATGGTCCTATGGTCCTGTATGGCTCCGCTTGTGCTGTACTTTTCAAGAAAATCCAGACACTTATTTGACAGGATGATCGCCAAAAACCATCAGGACCGTTGTCATGAATCGTCCAAATGGTCCTGCTCCAGCAGGCCGATCCCATAATAGCGGTACACCCCGCCGACCTTCTCAGCCTTGAACCGTTTGCGCATCAAGGTCCCGAACTTCTTCTGCAATATTGGATTGCGCGAAACGAACTTTTTCCACCACTCCTCGAAGGCCTGGTACAACTGGCTGGCCCCCACCCAGGCCTTCTCATCGAGGTAGCAGGCATAGTCGACGAAGGCGCCTACGTTATCTTCCGCCTGCTGGTAATCCTTGACCTCGGCCACGACCTTGGGGGGCGGCTGCAGGCCGTGCTTCTGCCAAATCAGACACCCCTTGACCAGCCAGGCCAGGATCCCGGCATCCTGCTCGATCAACTTCTTAATCAACCCAATGTCTGCCCGGCGCTCATGCTCCTTGGCCGGCTCGCGGTCGACGAACGACAATGGGAAATGCACCACCAGGCAGCGCTCCCAGAAGGCGAAATCATCGGCCGGTGCATGGGGCAGATAGTTGGTCAGCAAAAACAGCGTGTGGGTGGGGTCGAACGATATGTCGAACTTATCGTGCGGGCTGCGGCCGCTCAATGGGTCGCCGCCGGTCAGGCGCTTGACCTCCGCCGCGGAAATCTTGCAGCCCTCGTTGGTCTCGCTGGCAAAGGCCATGCGCAGGCCGCGCAGCGCGATGATGTGGGGCGTCGGACCGCCGGCGCTGGCGTTGCGTCCCTGGTCCAGGAGCATTTCCGGGCGAAGCGATTCAGACAGCGGGCCCATGATGTGGCGCATCACCTTGACGATCGTGCCCTTGCCGTTGCGGCCCTTTCCGGTCCACACCGGAAAGATGTGCAGCATGTCGGACCCCAGGATGGCGTATCCCATCAACCGCTGGATGAAATCGGTCACCGGGTGATCTTCGTCCGGGCCGATATGATCTTCCATAAAGATCATCCGGAGAAAGTTCACCCACCGATCGCAGGGCGCATCGATTCCTTTCCATTCGACCGTGGAGGCCTTCAGCAGGTAATCTTCCGGCCGGCCATCGCGCGCCTTGCCGGTGCGCAGGTCGATGACGCAGTTCGAGCAGGCCAGCAACCATTGGTTCTGATCGAATTCATTCCCCTTGACGACCAGGCCGTCCTCACAAGAACTGGCCTGATCCAGACAACTATCGCGCCGGCGCCGCGATCGCAGGGCCCAGATCCGCTTGTTGAGATCGTCGCGCAGATCCTTCAGCTGGGCATGCGCCGTGCTGCCTTCCTCAACATCCTTGAGCTCGGCCGAGACCCGCACCGCCTCTTCTATGTATTTGGCCACCACGTTCTCGACGGCCGCCTTGCACTGACCCATCATATCGATTTCCCAGTGGTGGCCGGCCCAAACCATCCACATCCCCATCGACACGTTGTAGACAAATTTGCCGCGGTGCAGCTCGCGGAAGAGGAGACCATCCCCCAGCTCGTTCATCCGCAGGCAATCGCGTATGAACCTGGACGTGATCTCGCCGCCACCGCCGCCCTTTTTCTCCTCGCCTGGTGTGGCAGCGGCCTCTTGCTGGATGCGCTCCTCGACCCGCTTGCGGATAGCGTCCAATTCCTGCTGATCCGGCGTGTCTTGCGG